TGCGTAAATTGGCCCGTCAAGTGGCTAGGGCTAAACCAGCGGTTAGTGCTGGTTGTCCTGTAAATGCACCTTTGGAAGGTGCTTTACGTGTTGCAGGGGCTGTTGCCCAGCAACAACAATTGCAGGCTGGAGTTGATCCGGTCGTATTGCCTGTGGCAGACAATGTGAGTGGGTTGGATGGGGGTGCACCCGCTTTGAGTCAAGTCATACGTGAGGGTTTAGCTATTAACGCTGACAGTGAGGCTTATTCACGTGATTTGGAATTGCGGTTTTTAAGTTCTAAAGATCCGCTTGTGCGTATGCTGACAGATGATTGTGACCTCGATGGTAGAGTTAGGTACGACGTCGGTTGTGCACCCTTTTGTGGTATAGGCTCGTTGATTATGGCGGTGAAGAAACGCGTCAAGTTCAGTGACGTGAGGCCTTACATTGGTGAGGCCTTAAACGATGAGGATTTGATCGAGTCTATAGGTAGCCCTGAATTTTTGAGGAATTTCAGTTTAATGTTGGGGGTCAATCTTGCTATTTACGCGCCTTTGAATGGGGCGAGGCGTTTGACACACCAGTATTTTAACAGTCCTGCGTTTAAGTGGGCTGTGCTAGAGTACTTGCCCACAGGCGCATCACCTGGTTATAATGATGTGGACGTTATCCCATTGGATGGCTCCATAGGTCATTACGTGTTGCTGGTCCGCCCTTTGTCTGACGATAGTTTTGGTGGTATGCCTAGAATTGAGCCTTTGGTGGCCAATTTGGAATGTGACTTGTGGTCAAGGGGTCAATCAATTGGCAGTGCGTTTGGAACTGGTTGCCTTGTTGCGGGCCATGTGTGCCATTATGGGGTGGTTTCGTGGGCCGCCACTGTGTTGGGGTCTTTGGCCACCGGCGGTGTGTTGGCTGGATTGGCACTTAGTTGTGCATTGTATTGTTCTGAATCACATTCAACGTTTGATATTTCTCCTCAGATGTATTTAGCGAGTAATGTAGATAAGCGGACCGAGTTTGAACGCAGAGACGAAGCTGTTGTTCCTGACAGTTTTGTGACGGTATCTGTCAGCACTGAGATACGGTTATTGGGTGGCGTTCCCGCGTTGCGTTTTAGCGGTTTAGATCTTCCTAAAATATCCTTTCATGACCCTAGGTGGAAGTGGTTAACAGGTTTGACCAGCGTTGGAATTGATCGGTTTTTAGTTTCAGAAAGCAGGTTTAATTCTGCTTACTTGGAAGCTCAAAAACTTGTTGCAGTTGGTAAGGACCCGTTATTGTGCATACCTACCATAACACGGTCAGGTAATTTGAATCATGATATGCGGGTGGTCGGTGATGTTAATTTGTCGACTGTTAGGTTTATGACCAAGTATCTTGAGCACTTATTGGGCCCTTTGAAAACGTCGTTTGAAAGGGACATTGTAGGGCTTGTTGCTTACAATGTTCCCAATGACCGGGCTGTAATTGCCAATTTGGATGCGGTAGCTTTAAGGGCCGGTCGCGTTAGTAAACAGTTGGTTAAAGGGGAGTTACCCGACGAAAACGCTGTTTTGAATTATAAGCCCGGGCCTGTTAAAGTTAACGTGCCCGTGGCTGTGGCGCCGACGGTTTTACTGGAGGCTCGTGAGGGGTTGTTATCACCTGGAATGATTAGTTTGACGGATTCAGCCGGTGTTTTGGCTGCTTTTGTTGGTAGGTCTTGCAACAACGCTCCTTCGTGTTACCCGTTGGAAGTGCAGTCATTTATTGATTCTTCTAAGGAATGGTTGGCGAAGTTTATTGGAGAATTGCCTGTTCTTGTTAAAGAGGAACCTAATGAAATAGATGTTTATCCATTACATTATCGTGGTAAAAAGACTGCATCTCAAATTGCCGCAAACGTTGCTGACCAATTGAAATTTTTGTCTGGTCATATGACAAAACGTGAATTGGAAAAACACACGCAGAATGGGTGTTTTGTTAAATTTGAGAGCAATCCTAAGGTTGTGGGCGGGTGCGTTTTCTCCAAACCACGCATGATATGTACGTTGAGTCTTGAGAATACGTTTGAAGGCATTAATGTGCTAGAGTTGATTGACGCGTGGAACCATACTGGTTTTGGAGAATACCAAGTGAAAGGTTTAGACGATGACGAGATGGTCCGGCGCATTTTGGATGCGACTGATGTCAGTTACACTGTTACTGATTATAGCTCTTTTGAGTCTAGTATCACTGAGCTGGTCAGGAGTTTAGAAATGTGGGTGTTGGATCAGTTGGCTGTTAGGTTTGGTTACAGCCGTCTACGGGAGCACCTAAAGAAAATGTCCAGGGGCAGGGTTTTGACTACTAAGGACGGCAGTTTTTTCATTGTTACGCGTTGTAGTGGTGATTTTTGGACGTCTTTTGGTAATGGCGTAGTTAACGCCTGTATTGCCAGGTATTGTGCGTTAAAGGTTGGAAGGCCATTTACTTTTAAGTTTTTGGTCGAGGGTGATGATGGGATAGTCCCGTTAGGGGTTTTGGAAAGCGGGTTAGTTAAGCAGTTGGGGTTTAAATATTCTTGCGAGATGGTGGGCCACACTCAAGGAGATTGTGATTTCCTTAGACGCCGTTGGGTTGATGGCAAGGTGTATCCCTGTGTGGGTCGAGTTTTGGC